TATTGCGACAAAGAATCGCTAGATGCTGTTTTAAAATTCAAACGTGATTTCAAGCCTCACACCACCATTCATTTGGGTGACTTTGTTGATTTAACAAGTCTAATGGCAGGAGCAAAGGGGTCTAGCGAAGCTGAACCACTTATTCCAGACATCGACACGGGGTTGATGCACTTGAAAATGCTAGGTGCTAATGTTGTGTTGTGTGGCAACCATGAAGATCGAGCGTGGAGATTGCAATCCAGCAACAATGCGGTTGTGGCTCATGCTGCATATAAGATAGTTGAAGCTATTGAAAACTGCTGCAAGAAACTCCGCGCCCCACTGCTTCCGTGGGAGGGTGTATTCCAGATGTATAACCTCGCTGATATTGGATTCCAGCATGGTGTTCTTTACAACGAAATGGCTGCCAGAGACACCGCAGAAGCATTCTGCAATGGTACTAGGAGGAAGGTTGTCTTTGGGCATACCCACAAGGTTGCAATGCAGTCTGGACGAAATCTAGTTGGTGGAACTGGATACAATATTGGTTCTCTGACAAAAAGATCCTCGATGGAGTATGCAAAAACCCGCCGAGCTACCCTTGCATGGACGAATGGATTCCTGTGGGGTGAGTATTGTGAGGAACTGAACCAGTCCTCGTTACACATCACGTCACGCGAACAAGGTCAAATGTGGAGATTGCCATGACCCCAAACGATTTCCTTAGAATTCTACTTAACGCAAGTAATAAATGCACAGATCCAGCACCAAAAGGATGGTATTCTAAAAACGAACTTTGCAAAGTTTGGAACATTAAAAAAACTGCGTGTAAAGAAAGAATTACATCAGGAATAAAGTTAGGTTTGATTGAGAGAAAAGACTTCTATATTCCAAACGTAAATGGGACGCTATTTCCTGTCCCTCATTATTATTTTTTAGATAAAAAGAATAATAAGCGAAAATTTATTTGACAATAACAACAATTAACTTTATTTAAAACAGATTATGTCTTGTGGATGCAACCAAAAATCGAATTACGAAAATTACGTCAATAATTGCTTCGACGATATTGGCGCGACTGGAGCCACTGGTCTGCAAGGGTCTACTGGTGCTGGAAGCACGGGAGCCACTGGTCTTCGCGGAGCCACGGGTTTAACGGGATCCACTGGTAATCAAGGATCTACGGGCGCAAGCGGATATGGATCGACTGGGGCCACGGGTTCCGCTGGGGCCACTGGGCCAGTGGGATCGATTGGGCAGACGGGAGCCACGGGAGTGCAGGGCATTCAAGGTATCCAAGGGGCCACTGGTCTTCGCGGATCCACTGGTGCTGGATCAACTGGAGCCACAGGTCTTGCTCCTAGAATTACTGTTCAATCATTCACGGCACATGACATCTCTCTTGGCGTTAAAACATTTTACTACACGTCAACAGACATTGGATTTATAGTTGGATCAAGGGTTCGTGCAGTTGCTAATTCAGCGTACCCTTACGATTGGATTGAAGGCATCGTTGAAGAAGTTTCTAGTTTGTTTGTGCGAATCAATTGTGACAAATCACAAGGTGCTGGCAATTTTGCTGATTGGGAAATTGGTCTAACTGGAGATGGTGGGCAAGGGGCCACGGGAGCAAGTGGGGTTCAAGGAGCGACTGGTTCCACGGGTCTGCAAGGATCCACGGGTGCGGGAACCACAGGGGCCACGGGCGTTATTGGTTTGACGGGAGACACGGGTTCGACTGGGCCTCAAGGAGTACAGGGCATTCAAGGCATTCAGGGTATCCAAGGGGCCACTGGTCTTGTGGGAGACGCTGGCGCGACAGGTTTAACTGGAGCCACGGGTGAGGGGGCCACGGGAGCCACTGGCCCAGAAGGCGCAACAGGCCCAAGTGGAGGCCCAACTGGAGCCACAGGATTGCAAGGGGCCACGGGAATCCCCGGACAATCGTCTACGTTTTATAATTATCAAGCGGACGCGAATACTATTTCTGGAGTTCCAACAAATGGTCATTTATTCTGGGACAATTTAACTCAAACATCAGCGACAACAATCGTTCTTTCTCACCTCGATTCCTTGGGAAATGACCTCGATGTATTTTTCCCACTATTCAAGACTGATGATTCGTTTGTAATACAAGATCAAGGAAATTCTAACAATTTTCAAACTTGGAAAATTTCAGCAACACCTACAGTTGTTTTAAATAGTTATATTTCTATTCCAGTAACACTAACTACATCTGGAGGAACTTCGCAATTCACAAACAATCATCAGATTATATTTGCAATTGTCTCGTCTGGATTGGTTGGTTCGACTGGGGCCACAGGCCCACAAGGATCCACTGGAGCGGGATCAACTGGAGCCACGGGAGTCCAAGGAGATATCGGAACCACAGGGGCCACTGGGCCTGTTGGAGATGTGGGTTCGACTGGGCCTCAAGGAGTGCAGGGCATTCAGGGCATCCAAGGTGACACTGGAGCCACGGGGCTACAGGGAGCCACGGGAACAATTTCAAATCAATCAGGTTTGTTAACTGCTTATATAGGGCAACAAATATTTTAGAAAAACAACATTATGGCTAATCCAAACTTACTCACTGCCACTTCAATTTATGGCAATCTTTTTCCAAACACTATTAATAGTAGTGGCGGTATTGTTACAACCGAAACGTTTTCTAATCCTGCTGGATCTAATAAAATTCTTAACATAAAAAATATTCTAATACAAGGAAGTTCGGGTTCGACTGGGGCATACTTTAGGGTTGTATGTGAAGGTCTATGGTTGTATTCTAATATTGGAACGCTGACAATAGCCGCTACATCTATCATCAATAAAAATACACAAATATATTTACAAGAAAATCAGAGCATTACGTTTAGCGTTTATGGCCCGCTTGCTAATGTAACTACATTAAATTACTTAATTTCATACGAAGAAATTTCGTAATTAACAATTATATTAATTTAATATTTTTTTGAGGGTAAAAATATAATTTAACACAAAAATAAACTATGTCTTGCAACAATAATAACAATAATCTCTGCAATGCAGATACGCCATATCCTCAAGTTTCGCATGAAAGCGTCCCTTCGCTTATAGATAATCTGGTTTATTCTTTATATGGAAATATCTTAAAAAAAATTAAAGGTGGCAGGGTTTCTTGGTGTGTTCCATGTGATCCCTCTAGGAATCCTTCAAACATTCAAAATTTTCCAAGAGAAGATGGGGAGGGATTGCTTTGTTATGTTTTGAGGTTTTTCCAATCTCAGTACACTAATTTATTTTTAAACTGGCGTTTCACTGGAAATGGAGCAACGTCATCTTATTTTCTTGCTGAAGGATACATTTTATTTCCTTCATCCTATATTGTTAGCGTAAATGGAATTGTTAGGGATCCAGCAACATATACAATAACATCGTCAAATGGTGGTGTTAATATAAATTTTTCATCTCCTATTGCAAACACAGCATCTCTTGTTATTGTTTCAATGGGAGGAGCATATGGTCTGGTTGGGGCTACTGGGCCTCAAGGTGCGTCAGGCCCAGATGGAGGTGGTGGTAGCACAGGAGCCACGGGTATTCAAGGCCCATCTGGAATTGGATCTACTGGAGCCACAGGATCAGGGGCCACAGGAGCCACGGGTATTCAAGGCCCAGTGGGGCCAAGCGGAGGCCCAAGTGGAGCGACTGGAGTTCAAGGAGCCACAGGTGTTGCATCTCCTGCTGGTGGAATTAGATGGTCATATGTTGGAAATGGATCTCAAAATGCATTTAGTGTTGTTGGATTAATTTCAACATTGGCCACATCGTTTCTTGTAACAATCGATGGCGTTGTTCAAGATCCAAATAATTATACAGTGTTAGGAACAACACTAACAATGTCTGATCCAGTTCCAAATGGATCAACAATTGTAATAGTTTCATTAAATGGGGTTCAAGGAAACATTGGAGCCACTGGACTGCAAGGTTCCACTGGTATTCAAGGAGCGACTGGCCCAAGTGGAGGCCCAACTGGAGCCACTGGCCCAAGTGGAGGCCCAACTGGAGCGACTGGCTTGCAGGGAGCTACGGGGCCAATAGCACCAGCAGGAGGTATTAGATGGGGGTATGTTGGAGATGGAATCCAATTATCATTTAATATTTCTGGAAATTTATCAAATTTATCAACAGCATATTTTGTGGCTATTGATGGAATAACTCAAGATCCAAATAATTATGTAATAGTTGGAAATGATTTAATATTAACATCACCAGTTCCAAATGGATCTACAATTGTAATTGTTTCATTAAATGGAGTTCAAGGAAACATTGGAGCCACTGGGGCTGGATCCACAGGGGCCACAGGCCCAATAGGTCTTGATGGGGCCACTGGAGTGCAGGGTTCCACTGGCACTCAAGGCGCAACTGGTGAGGGATCCACTGGAGCCACTGGTATTCAGGGGCCAGTGGGGCCAAGTGGAGGCCCAACAGGGGCCACGGGATTACAAGGCGCAACAGGCCCAAGTGGAGGCCCCACGGGTGCTACAGGAATTGATGGAGCCACTGGACTGCAAGGTTCCACTGGTATTCAAGGAGCGACTGGAATTCAAGGAGCGACTGGAATTCAAGGATCCACTGGGCCACAAGGTGCTACAGGAGTATATCCACCATCAACAGGGGGTAATTTATGGTTTTATTCTGGAGATGGATTGCAAACTGTATTTACAATTTCTGGAGCAGTAAGCATTGCGTCCACAGCATATCTTGTATCAATCGATGGAATTTTACAAAAACCAACAAATTATAGCATTGACAATATTATTCCTCGCACTATAACATTATTAGATGCTGTTCCACTTGGATCAGAAATAGTAATAGTTTCACTAGCAACATCGTAAAATAAACAACTAAAATTATGGCATTAACAAAAGCAACACCAAACGTAACAACAGGACTTCTACCAACCTCTGGAGGAACAATTACTGGAGAAGTATTGTTCGGCATTCCTGCTGAAACTAAAGCAACCCCAACAATCAGTGCTGGAGCATTGACACTCAATCTCTCTACTGCAACACTGTTTTATGTTTCGCTAAACGCAAACGTAACATCGTTGACGTTCTCTAATCCTCCAGCATCTCCTAAAGCGTATTCGTTTGCGTTGCAATTTGTCGCTGATGGAACTCTTCGCACAATTGCTTGGCCCGCTGCCGTTAAATGGGCTGGAGGAACTGCTCCAACAATGACATCTACAAGCGGAAAAATTGATACATTTTCATTTTTGACGCATGATGGTGGAACGACTTGGTTTGGTTTTATCAGTGGTCAAAATTTCTAAAAAATATGAGTTTTATTGCTAATAAACTAATTAGAGGATCATCAATAATAGATTCTCAAATTGACAGATTGCTTTTTCTTACACAACCATTTCAAACTGTTTATGTAAATGGTTCTGATTTCACTTCTGTTTCTGCGAGTTCTAGTGGTCAATATAGAGTTTACAATAATAGATTGGGACAAGGCAATCCAAATGTTGGAACATGGGTGTCAAATGATTATGGCAAAACTTGGGCCAACAGATATGGGGCTGAAGTTTTTATTGTTACTTGCAGTCAAGATGGGCAGGTAATGTATTCAACAAGCATTAATTATCAAAGATTAATTTCAACAAATTATGGAGTTAATTGGAGCGTTTGCGATGGTACATCACTTGTAATAAATTATGGAATAAGCACAAATTCAAATGGGTCTAAATGTTTGGTTGGCACTTTTAGCGGGAGTGGTACAATCAAGGTAACAAGTGATACTGGCACTACTTGGACTAATCTTTCTACTCTACCAAATTCAAGTGCTATGGTCAGAGATTCATCAATGAGTTCTGATGGAAATACAATTGTTATAAATAATACTTCAATTTGGAAAACATCCAATTTTGGATCTTCTTGGATTCAAATTGCAAATATGCATGCATCAATTGCAATGAGTGGAGACGCAACAAAAATCATTTTAGGAAATACAGTTAATGATTACTTAAAAGTAAGTACAAATAGTGGAACTTCATTTAATGATATAACAACTTTAGGACAAAGAATATGGGGCAGGGTTGCAATGTCGGAAGATGGAACAAAAATGATGGCAAGGGATCAAAACAATTTTGTGTTTTTATCTACTAATAGTGGATCAACTTGGGCAAATTATCCAATTTAAAAAACTTCAATATGCCATACGCAAAAGAAAAATATGAACTTCCATCTGGATTCACGGATCTCGGAGAAGAGGTAAAGCCAATGGCAATGCCAGAAATGGCAATGCCTAAAAGCGATTACCATTACCCATCCCTCTATTTTGAGAACGCAGAAGGGCTTAAAAACCTTCCCAAAGAGGGTACTGCTACCATCTACTTCCGAAAGACAATGGAGAAGGATGAGACTACAATGCGCGATGGCAAGACCGAAAAACGTCATTGCGTTGAGTTGTGCATTTGCGGCATTAAGTCCAACGGATCCTCCGAAATGGAAATGGAAGATGAGATGGATGACGAAGAAGCTATCGACTCTGGGCTAGAGGAGGCAGAATCCGAAAAGAAACCAAAAACCAAAATCGAGATTGAAATCGGTGGCGAAGAAGAGGAAGATTAATTTATGGCAAAACCAACAAATGAGGCAGTAATGCCCGAACCTGCAATGGGAATGGATCTTCCCGAAGATATGAGCGGAATCCCTTCTCCAGTGGCAGAAGAGGGTGCTGTAACCATCTCCGTAGCCAAGTCTAAATTTGACGAACTGCACAGCATTGCCATGCAACTTGCTGGAGTTATCGATGCTCTTGCTGCTGACGTTGAAGGACAAAAAGCCATGACTGAATCGCTTGCAGGTAATGTTCCTGCTGCTGAAAATGCAGCAATGGCAAGTGAAGAAGATTTTCTGAATTCCATTGCGTCCGAAGGTTCCATGCGCTAATATCACGTCATGTTTGTCGATCAAATCTTTGAGGAATGTGCGGAGATTTTAGGAACTACTGACGAGAAAAGAGTTTACCGCAAAATCACGCAAGCAGTTCAGACGCTGATGGAGTCTGGGCATTGGTTGCAATCAACTGCTGACGTTGATGTTTGCACTGGGTGGGATGGTCATACTATTGCTCTTCCCCGTGGAATAGACGTTCCCCTTGCGGTCAATGTCGATGGTTCCCCAGTCTACTTCCGCAATCGTCTATTCCAATATCATGTCAATAAAGGTGGCAAGTTCAATACTGTTGAGTGGGCATGGGATGATCGAGGTTATGTATCTACTCTAATGGAAATTGTTAAACCATCTCAATTAGTTGCTGTTGCTGAAAGCGAAAATGATGTCGGTAAAATCATTCGCTTAACAGGAACTGATGCTAATAACAGAGATTTACGGAGTCAACTCAAAGATGGAACTGGCGTGGATGGTCTTCTTATCCCAATCCATTCTCAAAGTGATTTTGCGTATGGAACAATTACCTCTGATGATGTCACCATCCGTACCCGCGAGGTTGCCATAAGCCCGATTAACAAGTTTGCGTCCGCAACCCCTCACACGCTTGATTCTGGTCAAGGAATGGCTATTACGGCGATTTCTGGAACTATCCCAGTTCCGCTTTCAAATGGTAAAACATACTATATTGGTGTGTTGGATGCTCTAACGATTCAGATCCATGCCGATTCCTTGAACGCGCAGGAAGGCAATTACCCCATTTCCCTCCAAAGCATAGTGGGAGCAGGGCCATTGAAATTTCTAGACTCTAGGACTTCATTTGTCGTTACTGCTCTTCAATTTGCATCTGCTCCCACTATTGCTATAACAACAGCAAATCCGATTGCATTCCCACCTAACCAATTATTGCCTATTGGAATTAGGTCTGGTGTTACATATTTTGGCAATCTGCTTGACTCCACTCACCTTCAGATTTTTAATTCAATCTCTGACGCTCAATCTAATATTAATCCAGTTTATACAACAGGATCAACAAATCCTATAAGCGTTGATATCAGAAAAGAGATTGTGCCAGAAACAAAACTAACATTTAGTCAACGTCATTATTTTAATGACGCAGATCAGGTGCAAGCCACAACAGATGGTGGAGTTCTTCCAAAACCATTAATTACGAATCAAAATTATTTTGTAAACGTAATTGATGATTTTTCTGTATCCATACATTCAAACAGATCCGATGCAATAAATTCGTCTCCAACAGATTTAATAAATCCGATTGAAATAACAACTGATGGTGCTGGATCAAACTCTATTGTTAAATTAATACAGTCAACAATTAGGACTGGAACAGAATCTCAAGTTACAGCACCATCATTAAACATTAGTTCTCCAACTGGATCTGACGCGCAGTTTCAACCTATCCTAGTTGGTTCTGTTACATCAGTAAACATTACTGAAGCTGGAACAGGATATACAATACCTCCGTCTGTTGTATTTTCAGATCCAATCACACCTCCGACAAATAGCGGATACTTGATTTCTAATAAAACCGCACAAGGATATGCTACAATTAATACTATCACAGAAAAAGTAACAGGGATTGTAATTACAGACCCCGGTTCTGGTTACTCTTCTCCTCCAACAGTTACTATATCTGGCCCAACGGCAAGCCCAATCATACCAGTTAAAACACTAACTGCAAATGGAACCCTTGCTACCTGTGTAACTCAAATTCCACATGGATTCTCTAATACAAACATAGAAATATCTGGATCAACACCAGATACATATAATGGTACATTTTCAATAACGGTAACAAGTCCAACTTCATTTACATATACATTAAGTCAATCACTTGGCGCACCTAAAGCAATAACAGCATTAACAAGTGGAACATATACAATAACATCAATAACCCAAAGCGGACTTAATTTTCCAATAGTAACAACTTCAGCACCTCATAATATAAAAGCATTTGAATCTGTTTGGATAACTGGAGCCGCCATCTCAAGCACTGGCGTTGACATAAATGGAAGTTGGCAAGTTTTTTCAGTTACTTCAACTACATTTTCAATTGGTTATAGTGGAGATATTAATATAGGAACAGTAAATGTATCTAATGCAAAAACTTGGAAAACTCCATATCCAGATGTAAATGAAGATAACCCATATGGGCCAGATGTAACGTATGCAACAGCAACCTGTAATGGTCACGGAATACCAAATGGAACAACTGTATTTATTGCTGGAGCGGTTCCTACAGACTTAAATGGTGACGCAAATGGATATGTAACTGTTGTAAATTCTCAAACAAATACCTTTCAATATATTGTTATTGGTGGATTAGTTAATAATTCTGGCACAGCAACAGTATTTCAATATCCAGCATTAGGAACAATAATAGCTAAAAAACCAGATGTTAATTCTGCAACTGCAATTAGTTTAATTCAAACATCATTTATTTCGTATTATAATAAATTAAATGGTGGAAGTGGGTATGTAAATCAACCTATTGTAAAAATAATTTCAGGAAATGGATCTGGAGCAACTGCAAAAGCAACAGTTGCAAATGGAGAGGTTACTAAACTAACACCTATAACTGCTGGAGCAAATTACACTGGTGCAGCGAGCGTACAAATAACTCCATCTACTGGAATATTTATAAATTTCTCTTCTACGGGATCACTTCCATCCCCACTATCTTCTGGAACAACATATAGAATAGAAACACCACTAAATTCGCAAACAGGCAATTTCACTGTTAAAAACTTAGATTTTAGCGATGTTGATATCACATCCGTTGGATCTGGCACATTTTATACTGTGCTTTCCAGAACATTTGGGGTGGATTTCACAAATAATTGGAGAGGAGACTTTTCAAGCCTAACAACTCCAGCAACCATTTATTGGGGAACTGATTACTTGCTGCCATTAACAAACCCATCGATTGACAATGGAGTAACTCCAGCTTATTTAAATATTACATCGACATCTGTTGCTAGGGCATATACATCTTCTGCTGACGCTTCTGCTGGTGGTGTTACTGGATTAATAAATGTTGTTTCTCTTGGTTCTGGTCAATCGTATTTTGCCAATCGGTTCACTGTCTCGCCACTTCCATATAACAATCTTATTAGTCCTTCAAATGTAAATTTTCTTCAGGAAAATGAGGTTGTCAAGTTTTCTACAAGTGGAACAATGCCATCACCATTAGTTGCTGGAATTGATTATCAAGTTAAAGTTGTTGGTGATAATATTAATGTTTATTCTGGAGGAGTAATAGTTACAATTGACACGCCCGGCACGGGGCAGTTGTCTTTAGATATCGAACGGACATTTAATGCAACTCCATCAACAAGTATAATTTCAGATGCATTGCTTTATAATACAGGTCAAACTGTAACTGTAAGATCAAATTCTGGAGATGTTTTGCCATCAGGGTTAAGTCCAGACACAAATTACTTTGTTAGACGCATTGCAAATAACGAAATTGAGCTTTATACCACACAGGACGCAGCAGAAAATCTTCTATCAATAGATGGGAGAGTATCATTTTTAACAAGCGGACTTACAATCGATAGTCAGTTTTTCGTAGACGCAATTGAACCTCCCATTCTTGTAAAAAGCGTTGCTAACATTCAAAAACCCCTAACAGACGGGTTTGTTAGCCTTTATGCTATGGATTTTGGACGCAGTAATGATTTGACTCTAATTGGTCAATACCACCCAACAGAGGTTAATCCGCAGTACAGAAGGATTCGGATTGGCAAACCATGCGCGTGGGCAAGAATTGCCTACAGGCTAAAACCTCCAGTGATTAATAGTAAATACGATTTCATTCCAATCGAACACACTCGCGCAATCATTTGCGGAGTCCACGCTTGCGACTTGGAGGATAAGGACTTCGCTGAACAAGCACTACGTTACTGGGGATTTGCCTTGGCATACTTGAAAAATCAGCAGGAACACCAAGATGGTCACGCATTCGTTCCACCACAAATTAATTCTGAAACGTATGGTGATACATCTGATCCAGTAATGTTTTAATATGCAACATTGTATTTATTTTTTAAAACATCCATCAACGGATGAAATAAGATATGTTGGTAAAACAAATAATCCCAAAAGAAGGATTATTCAGCACCTTTATACAGCTAGACATAAAACCAGAAAATCTCATTGTTGTTGTTGGATTGGTTCTTTATTGAAGAACAATCAAAAGCCGAAAATGCAAATTATAAATTGGTTTAATTTAGAGGATGATTGCAATAATGCTGAAAAATTAATTATTGAAAATTTTAGGAATACTGGAATAAGATTAACAAATTTAACAGATGGGGGAGAAGGTCAAGTTGGAAGGGTGATGTCTGAAGAAACAAAAAACAAAATAAAAGAAACAATTTTAAAAAACGGAAGTTCATTGAAGGGGAAAAAAAAGTCTCCTGAAATTGGATTAAAGATTTCTTTAGCTAAGAAAGGAATTAAACTTTCAGAAGAACATAAAAAAAAGCTTTCTGATGCAAAAAAAGGAAGAACAATTCCTCTTGAAACAAGAATTAAAATGTCAATGACAGCAAAGACTAATGCATTAATTCCAGAAAATAGAAATGCTTTAATCTTGCGTCTTGAAAATTACAAATCACTTCTAGCATGAAAAGTGAAAATATTACAGCAGGAAGACTTAAAAAAGTCTCAACTGGTTGGGTGCAAGGGGTTAATTCTGTTCGCAACCCGTGGTCATTGCCAGAAAATCAATTTAAATGGGGTGTTAATATAAGCGTCCGAGGTGGCATTGTTCAAACCAGACCGGGACACAAAATGCAACTCTCCCTTCCTGCTGGAAATTTTCAAGGAGGGATATTGTTTTCTTCCAACAAACAAAAGGAAGCTGCAATTACGAGAGAACAGGATGGAGTTGTGACTATAACCCCATCTACTATTTTCGATGTAAATGGAAATGGTGTTTTTGAAAGCGAATTGTCATACATGGTTTTTGCTGTTAATGGCAAAGTTTATTACTCACCATTTCCATTAACCCAACCAAGCAATTGGGAAGATTTTCGTTTAAAAAATATATCGATGGATGCAAATGTAGATCAATTTGTTTTTGCGCTTGCAACTCGATCTGCAAACCTTTCTACAGGTGAAAATGAATTTACAACTCCTGCTCACAGAATAGTTATGATTCAGGATGGCATTTCATATCCCTCATACTGGGACGGATCCGACACATCTGGGGTTCAACTTTCCACAATTCCAGTTGGATTTTGGATGGCATATTCAGCCAACAGAATGTGGATCGCTGACAAAAATATTGTGCTGGCATCCGATCTGGGTGATCCAACCTCTTTTAAGGAGCGTACAACAGGGAATTCCCGTGGTGATTTTAGTTTTTCACGTCCAATCACTGCAATGACAAGCTATGTTGGTCAGGATACGTCAACGAGGCTTATTGTATTTACGGATCGTTCTACGTTTCAGCTTAAATCAGGCATCCTTGACCGAGATCAATGGGTGACTACTGAAAATTTCCAATCTACGCTTTATCCAACTGTTGGTTGCATTGCAGGAAAATCAATTGCTTTCCAAGCAGGTCAAATGTGGTGGTACGCGCAAGGTGGACTCATAACGTCAGATATTGCGGCCACCTCTTACCTGTCTTCTCAAATTCTTTACAAGGACGTGGAAATGGCTAGAGCAAAACGACTCATGGCAGCAGACCCAACAAAGATTTGCGCTACTGGTTTTGAGAATTATCTACTTTATTCAATCCCATATCTTCAGACTCTTAATTCCGATACAATGGTGCTTGACTATGCTGCCGCTTCCGAATGGGGCAGTGGGGAAAGCAGATTCCCAGCATGGGCTGGAGTTTGGACAGGCACTCGTCCAGTAGAGTGGACTACAGGTGTTGTTGACGGGCAGTCTCGATGTTTTCATTTTTCTGTGGATTACGCAGCAACAAACGATGGATCATTTAACCATCTCTGGGAATCGTTCCAGCCAGAACGAGTGGATTCTTACCTTCAGATCAATCCAGACAAAACAACAACGACACTTTACAATCGGATTTACTCGCAGTTCGAAACTCCATTGCTTGGTGATGAGATGGATTTAAAGAAGTTTGTCTATGCCGAGATCGAATCAACGCAGATTGGTGGCACAGTTGATCTAAAAGTGTCCTACAGGGGCAGCAAGGGGTCATATAGCCCAATCTTACAGAAACGCATCTTGGCAGTCACTGCTGACTACCAGTGGGAAAATACACCATACGAGTCAGAGATTAAGAATCTAGGGTTTTTGAACTCCCAATACCGAAGACTTACAACTGAATCCGCTCAACGAAACTCCCTTGTTTCAACTTGCGAGTCATATCTGACAGACGATGTCGATAAGGCATTCTCTCTACTTCTTGAGTGGTGCGGTGAATTTGGAGTTGAAATCGTTCGATTGTTCATGGATCCTTGGCAGGAGAAATCTACAGGTGTTCCACAGGGCAATGAAACCCAATCTTGCGTTGTGGCACAAAACGGCGAAACATTGTTAATCGACCTGTTGCCCAATCCATACGAGCAACAATCGCCAAATGATAATTCGTATAGCGCAAAGATATTTAAAACAGTTACTTTGACCTGTGACGCTGATCCAACAAAATCAATTTCAGCCACGGCATCTGCTACATATCTATCTTATATTAGCTTTGAACACGCGCAGGAGGAGGCTGGAGTTCTTGCTCTTCAATCAGCAACTGCCGCTGCACAGCAATTTAAAGCACAGAATCCCTGCTAATATGCCATCGATTATTACAGCAACAAAAGAGGCAACTAACTTTCCAAATAAGTTTATATCGCCTTTTGGAGACGATCCGATTGTTCCAATCTACTCGTCAATTCCATTTACAACTGGTCAAAATAATTGCTTGCCATGTGCAGTGTGTGGTAGTAATTCTACCCGTAGCAATATCCTAAAAGCACAATCTGACAGATTTGCTAACTATACACAAACAATAGCCAATCCAGATGATATTCTGGTTGGATTTAATTAATAAATATGAGATCAAAAATTGAATATAAACTTACTCCAAACGGAACTAATGAATTCTTGGAACTTGTTGATTTTGCTGAAGAATTCGATCATAAGATCATCGAGCATCCTAATATTAATGTTTATGCACATTATCGTGATGGTGTGCTGTTTGGATACTCTGATCATGTTTATATGCCAATAGTATATCCAGCGTTTCACCCAAAGTATACAAGACCACAAGATGTTATACAGGTGATGAGCGACTGGAAGGCGCATTCACAACTCTCAAACTCACCGGGGTTCATTGGAGTTCCATTAGCGGATGAACGACCTAACTTTACAAACGCAATAATAGAAAAATTAGGGTTGACTCCTCTTAAAAGAGAGGTTTATTCTTTAGCTTAATTAAACTTATGGGTGGCAAAACATATACTCCTCAAATTCAAC